CGCTTAGGGTGATTGGTCCTAATCCGTTAGCCAGTGTTCCTCGGCCTGCGTTTGTTCCATCTCCTACAACTTTAATAACTTTGGCCCAAATATAATTGATCTGATCTGAGTCATTTGAATCTCTGGCCACAATTTTATTCTTTTTAAAGGCATAACCAGTAGGTGGAGATAACTTAACCAACGAACCAGCAGTTATATATTTTAAGCTGTTTGTCGCATAGTTTCCAACTTTCGATAAAAACGTTCCGTTTTTAAAGTAACCGGTAGACTGACTTACATCCGACGTGACTGTATTCCATTGGATAGTTTCGCCGGCAGTAAACAAAATTTTATCATATTTTGTAAGATAAAAATTAAATGTGTCGTTACTTGCAAATTGTGTTTCTAGGTTTCTTCTAATAAAATTAATTGCATCAATTCTATTTGTATACTTAAAGGTTAAAACTTTTTCTGTTTCTTCTTTATAGATATACCCGTCGTTGGCATAAACGTTCACAGAACTGTATCTACCAGTAGCATCTATAATATCAAAATTTCTAGATATACCAGAACTAGTTCTATTAACTGATTTTACTTTTAAAATATTTTGACTGCTGGTTAACGGAGCAAGATTATAATCTTCTCCAGTGATCATTCTATTTTGTGTATAAAAACTTGCAGGAGCATTTGTTCTGATAGTGTCAATTCCTTCTGCCGGTGCAGATGTTGCCACTGTATATTGTAATGCAAGCCCTACTGTAATGTTATGTTCTTCTCCTCTCTTATTGATGTAAGGTATTGTAATATTGATACCTCTCATTTCGTTAGGAGAAATTGTATAAGATAATCCGTTGCTGGTTCTATAATAAACACGGAAACTTCCCTGAGGCAAATTGCCGTATATGCCATCAGCGAAGACCAAGTCGACTTGATCGTTATCTTTAGTTACTACTGAATAAATGTTTCTTATATTTTGAGAAATACTATTATAGACAATGTTATTTCCGACCAAATTTGCGACCTGTGTCCACTGATCTAATTGAATCCCGTTAGCACTTAGGTTGAATAACCACACATCGTCATTGTTGATTCCTGTTGCATCAACTGCAACTGTTTCGTTTGTAGTTGGAACCTCGATTGAAAAATCTGCTAATTCTAGACTTCCCTGTTTGAACATCATAAAGAATCCAGTATTCGAACTGCCCGGGCCAGATCCATCATTTCTATAAATGAATCCTATTTGGTTTCCGGGAACTGGCGGCTCTTCATAAGGAACTTCTTGTCCTTTAAATGCTGTGGAAACTATTTCAAATGACATTCCCCTCGAAGCTACTGTTTTAGTGAACGAATATATAGGAACATCTGCTGAGATCGTTCTGAATCTATATTGTTCAGTCGGAATTCCTTGGATAGTAGCGGATCCTTGACTACGGCCAAATTCTGTGTTATCTGCCATGGCCGAATTTAAGACTAAAATAAACTGTTCTAACCAATTAGAATTTGTAGGGTCATTCCATGATATAATTTGCTGAGCTAAATTTTTTCCATTACTATCAAACACTTCTTCAGTTGTAGTAACTGTGGTAAATTTTAAAAGACCTTGAGATGCTACATTTCGTTTAGCATTGTAACTGAGCATTTTAGCTAGTCGAATAACACTTTCTTTAGTTTCGGCTAACTCGATAAAATTTTCTCTAGACGCTAAGTCGATGCGGAAAGCAAGACTCTGTCCCAAAAATGCGACAGCGTCGATAAGCGCCATGTATTCTGAACTTTCGATATAATCGTTAAAGTCTTCTGGATAATTCTCACGAAGATAGGTAATAATAACGCGGCGTAGATTTTCAAAATCGTAAGATTTGAAATCAGCATTTTTAAATGTCTGATATATTCTAGTCCAATCTTGATTTAAAATTAAGTTATTTTGTCTGCTCGTTGTTGTCATTTTTCGGTCCTATCTAATATTTACCAAACAAAATAAACTGGTCAGTTAATAATAGCATTGTTCTTATCAAAGTTGAAAGTCATTCTTTCATTGATATTAAAAGGAATATAAGTGATATCTGCCTGTATTCTTATTCCTTGGTCTGTGCTGTCTATTTGTATTTCGTTTACCTGTATACGTGGGTCATAGTTTATTATTTCTTCTACATCTTTACTGATAATTGTTTTAACTTCTTCTGTAAAAGGTTCAAATAATATATCCCAGATAACTGTTCCAAATTCCGGATTTTCTAACTTTTCGCCTTTGCGAATATAGAAGTGATTAATTAGATCTTGCTTAACCAAGTCAACGTCAAAAAGTTTATAATTTCTTTTACTTTCTAAAGAGTTGAAACCTTTATAGGCAAAGCTAGTATTTCCCTGTGTGCCCACAGATGCCGTATTGTTCGCTACTACTTTTTGATTATAAAGTTTATTTGCCATAATTATACTTCCCTGTCAGTATTAGACGGTGTTAGTTGTGCAGGAGCAAAATGCTCATGAAGTGCCCAAGGCTCATGCATTGGCACACGTTTCATTATACTGCTGATGTTTCCAGTGATATACTTTTTGTCCCAACCTGCATCGACGCTGGTCGCTACGTTGTCGTGTGTCGGTATAGGTTCTATCGGCGTGGCTGCTGCGGCGGTAACAGCTGGAAAACTGTTTAGATCGATCCTAGCTCCGCTTTGTGTAATATTTCCACCACTTTTAATATCGGTAGTGCCTCCGGCTGTAAATTTATTTGCTCCATTTACTCTTAGGTCAAAATTAGCACCTACTGTAATTTTTGTATCTCCGACAGCCACATGTTCGTAGACTCCGCCCACACTAATTTTACCGTCTTGTCCAACTAGAACTTCCCAATTCTGTGCCATCTCCATACGAGTGCGACCGCCGACCGCTTTCATATTAATATTTCTTCCGGCTTCGAGATTGATATCTCTATCAGCTCTAATGTTTAAATCATTTTCTGTATGAATGCTAATGCTGTCTTTAGCATAGATATCTATTTTACCGTTACTGGTTAACTCTACCCAAGATGTTCCTCTAGCATTACCGATATAAATTAAATCTTCAGAATTATGTAAAAGGATTTGATGTCCTGTTCTAGTTCTTAGTCTTAGACATTCACCATAGGGAATTGTAGGATCTCCCTTTTCTCCATTTAATACATCTGCATATTCTACAGGACCTTCGGCGGCAGGAGTTTTACGTTGATATCTTTCATCGCCGTCATCCATGACAAATTGAGTGCCACCGAGTCTGCTTATTGGAACTGTTGATCTTGTTAGATCTTCTTGTTTACCAACCAAAGCCTTTTTAGCCCCAGGTCGCCTATCTAACGGTCCGGGTGTAGAAATTCCGTAAACTGCACTAGGCGCTTCTCTTCTAGCAGAGCTAGTTACCACACCTCTAGTATCATCTTCTAATAACCCTTGTTCTAAAAATCTATCTGCGATAGGATGAACTGGTTTTTTAATTTTATCTGGATCTATTATTTGATTTTTAGCATTAACTTTTTTATTAATTTCAGCTACAGGCAACGGTTGCTTGGTATTATATTTTTTCTTATCGTCTGGGTCTAAATCAACTTCGGTGGTTCCGGCGATAGCAGGAACCATATTGTTAGCAAATTTTGCAGGAACACATCCCATCCAGTAACCTTGACTCGGATCTCCGTTGACAAAAAATACTAGAACATTAACGCCAACATCCGGAGGCACGAACCACATGCCATAACTTTTTTGTGTGTCGTTATAACCTTCGATGGTCTTTTTAGATGCATCGTTTTGTCCCATGTATTCAAAGGCAGTATAACCAAAGAACGGCATTGCACATCGAACTACATAACTTTGATTATCATCGCCAACAGTGTTACCTTGTTCTCGAAGTAAAGTAACTTCTAAACTGCCCATTAAACTAGGATCAAGATGTCCTACGATCCTAGCTAGGTAAGGACCGTTTTCTAGATTAGAAGTTTCTTTTGCTGAGTAGGAGGTTCGTTTTTCTTGTGCCATTAAAAGAGTCCTTCGCCTTTTTCGTTAACTGCGTATTCTTGTGAAGGAGTTGATTTATCTTTAACTTCTCCCACGATTGTTGTAGCCGTAGATTTAAGTTTATCGATGGCTAGACTGCCGATAGCATTAGGATTCTGTTTGCCGTAATCTTGACTTTGTCCAGGTTGTCTAACGCATTTTAATTTTTGTTTGAATATACCATCAGTGAATGTATTATCACATTTTGTAACACGATATATTCCGCTAAAAGGACTTTCTTTTCCTGAACTAGGCCATTGATATAAACCTGTAGTTTCATCTATGTCTGACGGTGTCCTGAATGTCAAATAGACAAATACATTTCCGCCTTCATAATTCATTGTTCCATCCTCTGTTAACAGTTTACTTCTATTGCTCTGTCTAGCAAAATAATTTGACATTCCGCTATCGATTAGCCAATATGGATCTCCCATAATTTCTAGATCAATGTTAACTAAGTCTCCGCTACCGGCTGTGATAAAAGATTTATGAAACGCTTCGGCTATTTTTTGTTCTGTGTCTTTATCAGAATTGCCGCCTGCTATGTTTTTTAATGTAGCAGGATCTTTTTTAATCCTTGCTCGTCCCATAGTAGCTTGCTGAGCGGTAGGAGCCGCTCCTTGTGTAGTTTTAGCACTCTTCACAGTGTCAGGAGCAACACCTTTCTGATCTTGGTTAGATACTGATCCGCTCTTCTGTTCTGAACTAGCGTTCTTACCTGTGAAAAATAAATTATTAATCTGTATATCAAATTTTAAAACGTCAACGTTTTGTCCTGTATAGATATAATTGTATTGTTTACAGATTTGTTTTTTTATTTCGTCGTAACCAATAGGGGCAGC